ACCTATGATGGATGGTGGCGGCCATACAATGACACATCATATGGAAGATGGATCTGAGAAAACTTTCCATGTGAAATCTCATTCCGCCATGAAGAAACACATGGACAAACATTGTCCTGATTGCGGAGCGGATGTTGAAGAACCGGCAGTAATGAAATAATTCCATGCCTTTCCCTCTCATTAGTATTATTTGGTTCTTAGCCGCCGCATGTATTGTGGGTGTGCTTCTTTGGGGTCTAGGACAACTTCCAATTGATGGAACAATTAAAGCAATTGTGCGAGTCGTCATTATTGTCTTCTTTGTAATTTGGGTAATTTACTTCCTTGCTGGAATGGCAACTACAATGCCAATGGTACCCTACAGGAGATAATGATGGGACTTCGAGAATCAATCGCCCGAACTTTATCCGCCCAACTCAAATTCAGAGTTGCGAAACTTGGTAAAGGTAAGATCGGTAATGAACATACCGCCAAGAATGTCAATCCTCATGACAATTTTGAGGAAAAAGGTGCAATGAAGTTGGGCGGCATGAGTGGAATGCACCTTGCTACTGAAGAAGGTGATCCTGATGAATACAACAAATTCGCAAAAAAGAACCGCGAGTTCATCACTAATAAAAAGAAGCACCAAAGTGCGAAGCTCAAAACAGAGAAACACCCCGGCTTTAAGTCTGTTCAATCGAAGATAGAGCGGGAAGGTTACTCGAGTAAAATTGCTGGAGCCATTCTCGCTTCTAGAACTCGTGGAGCATCTAAAGCCTCCCACAAAGCAAATCCCCATTTAAATCGTGTGAAAGGATAACTATAGAAATGTTTACTTACCCAACTGGTGTTAAAAAGATTCTTTACAATGGATCTCTTCAATCACTACGCAGAGTGCCCGCCCAGGATTGGTTCAACTTCTGTGCTATTGGTGATGCACAGGGTTTCGTGAAACAACTTGAATCAATGCCTTCAATGGCAGGATTCTCATTTTCAGTGGCCGCCAATGACCCAGAATCTGCCAGTGATTATCAATATGATGATCCTGGCCAACCTGTACAAATGTGGAGTACTCTGGGAACTGCTCCTTCTGGCCGAACTCTGCCAATTCTTATTGGTGATCTAATTGATCGTGAGACTCGTCCGAATATGTTCCTTGATATTCACAATTCTGATGGAACTCTGGGCGGCCCGGTGCTTCATTTGGTTGATTTAGGCTACGCCTACGAATTAGCATGGGGAAAATAAGTTTAGGATTATTATTTTCCATTTTAGCGGTTGCTCAACAGTATGTTCCTGTGGCAACTATTAAAGAAGGCGTGCCTGCATTAAGTTGGGTTCCACTCTCAACGTTATTTGGACCTACAGGTCCCCAAGGAATTCAAGGTTTAGTTGGACCGCCCGGGCCTATTGGGCCCCCTGGAACTTCTGGACAATCAACCCCTCCAACTCCTCTTGGAGTTACATGTCCTACTGGATCAACTAATCTTTCTTTTTGGATTCAATTTTCTGACGGAACATGTGGACAAGTTACAGTTTTTGGAAATACAATTCCAACAAATGTAGCATTCGGCCCTTGTCAGACAACTGATGGGTCCCTAGCTTTATTTGTACCTGTACCCCCGCCGGGAACTGGTTGTTGGGGACCTATAATTATTAGTGGACCTACACAGACTGCACAATTATTTAATAAAATCCTTTTAGTCCTACAGAATGGAAATCAAAATCCAATTCCTACCGGCGGTGCTGTAGAACTCTATAGTAGTCTTTTTGCAATTCCTCCAAATGACACATTAGTTTCTGCCGCTTACATTTGGATTTATCCTTCTGGCCAATGAACTTAGAGGTTACATTTGCAAATGCCGCCCAGCGAGAATACTACTATTCCACAGCACGAAATCAATGTTTCTCTGGCGGTTTCAATAATGGAAAGACATACGCGGGCTCACTCAAAGCGTTCACACTTCTTTCCACATTTGCAAACTACCGCATGGCAATTGCCCGGCAAACTTTTGCAGATCTTAAGAAAACAACTATGCAAACTTTCTTTAAGATCTGTCCCCGAGAAATCATAGAGCGGCATAATGAACAAGATGGATATACGGAATTCAAAAATCGCTCGGTCATCTATTGGATGCATCTTGATAAAGTGGATGAGAGCACACTTCGTGGATTGGAGATCAACTCCGCACTCGTCGATCAGGCTGAAGAGACAGAGGAGAAAGTTTTTGACATCCTTGATGGGCGTATTGGCCGCTGGGATGATGCAGAAATCCCTCAAACCCTCCTCAATGCCGCAGATGGGAATTGGCCAAAGAATCCCAAAACAGGGAAACTTCTTGCTCCTTCCTACAACATGCTCCTCTGCAATCCTGATACACAATTCCACTATATCTTTAGGAAGTTTCACCCAGATAGTCTCGAACGACGTCCAAAATTCTTTTACGTTGAGGGAGAGTGGGATTCCGGTCTTGGATCAACTGAAACTTACAATGAGGCTCTTAGTCATGATGAAGAATGGGTCAATAAGTTTGTAAAAGGCCAGTGGGGAATTAGTAATGCTCAGATTCACAGACTCCAAAGTTCGTCATTACTGGACTACGATCCAGAATTTATCGAAAAAATTAGAAGGAAGGGAAATCTCTTTCGCGTCTTGGATCATGGTGATGCGTCTCCTACTTGCTGTTTGTGGTTTGCTGTTCTGGACGGGAATTACATTTGCTATCGTGAGTACTATGTACCGAACCAACCTATTTCCCAACATAGACGGAACATACACGAACTTTCGATGGGAGAAACCTATACATCGAATTATGCAGATCCTCAAATTTTCAAGAAAACCGCTCAGAAAGACGGGGGATTCTGGACTGTAGCAGATGAGTACATGGATAAGAACTTAGATTCTCCTCCATTGTACTGGTTACCAGCGGACAATAATGAATTCGCGACTCGAAATCGACTTAACGAACTCCTTAGAAGCTCAAATTCTGCTATACACCCTATTAGCGGAATTAAAGCGGCTCCAAGGATCTACTTTATCAAACGCGGAGTGGACTATCCTTCAGGGTGTTACCACGCTATCTCAGAGTTGCAGTCTCAACGACGTAAGTCTCTCGGTTACATTGACGGAAAACAAATTTTCTGTGACGATAGAGAAGAAAGTGTCACAGACCATGCCTATGACTGCGTTAGATACCTAGTCGCGATGCACGGAAGCGGAAAAAGAGAACCCGCTCGAAAGCCGCCCGCAAATTCCATGAAATGGTTTCAAATGATGAAGAAGAGACAAAAAGGACTAGTTTCCGCCAGTGCCTAAGCAGAGAGTTTTAGACAACATTTGGTCTGATCGCATTAAACTAGCTGACCGCTACTATAAGGAGTGGGCGGGTCTATTTCAATGTGATGTACTCGATAAATACTATGAAGGCATTCAGTGGAAGTCTCAACTTGAATTGGCTTATAAACCATACGTAATTAACAAGATTTACGAGACAATTCAAATTAAGATTGCCAATTTTATTCCTACTTTCCCCAAAATGATGGTAAGTACAGTTGAGGGAAATGAGTGGGGGGACATGAAAGCCGCCGCCAGCTCCGCTCAGCTTAAAGAGGATCTCCTCAACACACTAATTCATGATCCTGATAATAATTTTTCTGAAGAAGCGGAAATGGCCTATAAGGATTCTTTCTTCCGCTTCGGAATGATAGAAGTAGGATACTCCGCCGATTGGATACAAAATCCTAATGCCCCTAAGCCACTCCTCGGAAAAGATATTGACGCTCAATCCACAACAGTCAAGCGGAGAAGAATTGTGGATGAACCACCAGAAATTCCTCAAAATGAACGAGTATATTTCAAGCACATTCCAGCGATTAGTTTTAGAATCGGTGGACAAGATCACAAGTATCTCAATCGGTGTGGCTGGTGTGGTTATTATGAGTACGTAGATAAAGATGAACTCCTCAGTCTTCCTAAATTAATGAACAAGGATAAGATTGAGTCTGCTGTAGGACTTAATCCCGATCCTGATCGTGAGACAGTCAAACTTGACACTCTCCGATATAAACAGAATTCACTTAAAATTTGGAAGATTTGGGATCTAAAAGCAAAGAATCGTCTCATAGTTCTTGATAGTCCTTGTGTTACAGTTTGGCAGAAGAAATATGTACACCTTAACCTATTCGATCTCAGACCAGATCCTCGTCTCG